AGATGCCCCTACACTGGGGCTGTCTTCAAACAATGCTTAAGCTTTATGATTGAGACCATCGCATAATGTTCTGAAGTACTCATATATAACAGAACAATGTGCAGTCCTTAACAATTAAGTACTTCTATGATGTCCATGCAATATAACAGATACATCAAACACCAAGCCCTTGAACATGTGCTCCCATTCCTCAACAGAGATACACTTAACTCCACTTGTTCTCTTAAGAGCATTGACATGTGTACTGGTTGTCTGTGACTTATAGTGTCCACCTGTACTTGTATAATCAATAGCATAGGTTTCTCCTCCAAGGTTAAACCCTATTACCAAGTTATACGAATGAATGACTTTACCATCTGTGGCTAAGTTACCTGCTCTACCTTCTCTATTCATTGTGAAGCTTCTTATTACATCTGAATTTCTCATTGTCTTTATCCTTTTTTTAAATGTGTCTCTGGCAATTGATGAAGGGTGAGCAGTTTCTAAACATGCTCAGGTTTTGACGGGGTTGAAAGGAACATCCTTTTCATACATATAATATAACACACTGGTTACATCTGTCAAGCTTTTATTTAAAGTTTTTTTGTGTCTCTGGCTATTGATTGTGAGTGTTGTTTGTAACAATGATGTTGACCTGATCTCTGCCTCGATAGATGGTTCTTTCGAATCGCTTTATCTCAAAGACGATGGTTTCATTCATGTATACTTCTGTCTCTTCATGAGCGTCACCGCTATGCATAAAGGCTTGTTCACCCAAAAGGTCAACCATAAAGCCATCGTTTGTTTTTGATGTTACCTTACCATAGACTTGACCTTTCTTTTTCCATACTTGGTAAAGAGTATCCTGCCATTGGCTTCGGGTAAACTTCTTACCTTGAGTATCGCCGGTTCTTGTAGCATGTTTGAATTGGTCTGCTGTCATGTAGTTTGGGTTGTGTTTTATATTTTTCATTTAATCTCCGAATGTTGAAAAGGTTAGGATTATTGGCTTGCTTTTGTGTTGAAGCCAATGGGTTGGATGGTGGTTTCAGATTCCTGCTCTGAAGCACCCTGTTGTTGCTCTATAGCTGCCAGTGCTGCCATCTGAGCGGATGGTTGAAGTCCTTTGATTAAGATGGTCTGAAGGATTGACTCCAGTCCCTCGTTGTCTAGGTTGAGTTCTATTGTTATTTTGTTCATTGGATTTTCTCCGTATGATGTGAATAATCGTGGCAGCATATACCACACTTACCATTGTAATGCCTAAGATAAAATGTTTCATGTGTTCTCGGATAGTCCCCGAAGGGACAGGGCTTATTGCCCTGCTGTAAGGTTGCTGACGATGTGCTCTTGGATTGATACCTTCTCTCCAGAAGCATTCACGGCTACGATGTCGTGAAAATTGACGATGTTGGTTGAACAAGCTGAGCCTTCACCCATTGCTTTCCAAAGAAGCATTGAGACCTCTGAAGGAATACGAACGAAGTAGTTAGCAACATTCTGAAGCTGGTCAGAAGTTAAGTCTTCATCAAATATCTTTGATGCTTTAATCTTCTCTACCATTGCGGTGTGCTCATTGATAACCCAATCGTTGGTATCATCAACACGGCCATCATTGACTAACTGCTCAACAGTTAATTCATTTTTGTATTCTCGAAGGTAATCATTGAAAGCTATAGCAGCTTCCATACCAACGAATGAGTTAGCAAGGTGATAGATGGTTGGAGACATCTCAAAAGACAAGCCAGCGGTCTCTAGAGCATTGCTCAGGCGTTCCCAAGAGCGTCGTGAAGGATAAACCTTGTTAGGCTCGTACTCATCGTTGTGCTCTAAGTGTTGGTGATTGCTGTTGATGAAATCCCAGATAGGCTTCGCAACAACATCAGCACCCCAGTTAAGCCAATCTTCAACAGTAGGCTCTACATCAAAGACGGTGTAGCGGTCAAGTTCTGCTGGGTCCATCTCTCCAACTTGATATTGTGCTCCATGGACACCACCGTTAACGGCTGCGAAGATGAGAGTATCAGGATGTAAAGCGTTCCCAGCAATCTTACGACTATCACAAAGTTCAAAGATACCTTGACGAACTTCCATGGTTGCTCTGTCTACTTCATCTAAGAAGAGAACGACAGCAGAGTCACAAGCCATTTTAAGCCAGTCTGGAGCGTTCCAAGTGGTGCTGTTATCATCAATAGAAGGAAGCCCAAGCAAGTCGCCTTCAGTCATCTGTGAAGCTCTTCTTTCGACGATAGGAAGACCAGCATTTTTAGCGTACTGATATACGACGGTTGACTTGCCGATTCCATGACGACCACGAAGTAAAACGGGGAAGCGAGCATCGGTAACGAGTGGGACTATTTGTAAGAATGTTTTGAAATCAATTGACATGGATTTTTCCTTGAATTTTGAACAGGATTGTTCTTGGTTTATATACTAACTAGTTGTTAATGAAGTGGTTGGAAGTCTCTGAGAGTCGTTGTTCTCTTCTGATGTATATAATATAACACATACAGCCAGTTTGTCAAGAAAAAAGTTTATTTTTCTTTAAAGATTTTTAATGCAATCTTGTGAGCAAGGTCTCCTACATAGGTTCCAAGAGTTACTGAAGTAATGATTAATGAAATGCCTATAAATGTCACAAGAACGAATTCCATATGTATCTCCTTTTGATGTATATAATATAACCGATTGGTAAAGTTTGTCAAGTTTTTTTATTGTTTTTTTTAAAGATTTTTTAGTCTTCTGGTTTGCGTGTCCATTCTTAGGCCGAGGTCATATAAATAAAGTTTTGTGGCCAAGAGTGCAACGAGTATTTCGGCTGTCATGTAGCTTAAGACGGCTGATGTTGTTAATGTTATTATTGATGTTAAAATCATGTATATCTCCAATGGATTAAAAATAAGGTTTATTAGGGTGGGCAAATCCCCGTAAGCTACTGCCCTAAATCAAGTGGTTTAATTATGTCTCCCTTTTGTACATATAATATAACCGGTTCAGGATGTTTGTCAAGTTTTTTTATTGTTTTTTTTTAATCAATCGCAATGACCCTCTCATTGGTCTGGAAGTAAGCTCTGTCTTTACATTCTGGTGTTGTCATCCACATTCTTTGGCATTTACTTGGGATGGGCTTTGGAGCTTCCATGTCAGTCAGGATTATGTGGCCATCGAATTTGTTAGTATTGACATAGCGTGTGGGAGCATCAAAGTTAGTACCGCCGGTTAGAACCCTTTCCATAGTTCGACGCTTTCCTTTTTTCCAAACATAAACTTTGCTCTCGTCAACTTCACTATCAAAGGGAACAACTGTAAATTCAGCTAGCTTAGCAAGGTTATTCAGTTCAGAGAAGAACGCAGCCAACATTTGGTCACTAACTGAACCAGATTGGTCAATGCTGATGGCTATCTTAGCTCTTCTGGTAATCTTCTTACCTGAATGTATATAAGGATACCTTTTGTTTAATCTTCTCACAGTAGACCGCTTCTCGGCTCTCTGAGATGTCTTGATGAAGTATCTAAGAACAGACCGCCAGTTTACTTTTGGCTTTATCATATCCATAATCTGCTTTCGTACCTCTTGAGATACAGTACCCCAGCCTTGACCGCTAGCAGCGTCTTGAGCAGCCTTTTCAACAGCTTGCTTAAGTCTTTCTTTTGCCATGTCTCGCACCTCTTCAGAGGCATCACCCCATCCGCTATGGTCATCCATGGTATCAGGCATTCCATTGCCTTGGCCTTGAGAAGGTTGTCCAGAGCCATCACCTTCACCATCTGATGGTTCACCTTCGCCTTCACCTTCTTTGGGCTTGAATTGCTCATCGTTCTGAAGCTTTGAGAAATACCACTCAGCAGACATGCCTCTTGGATAGTCTTCAAAGGGCTTTACTTCTGGCATACAGCCGCCTTCGGGAAGCTTACCAACAAGATGTGAGTTTATAGCCAAATCTGTTGCGACATTCCACATCTTTGACATACCTTCGGGAGGCAATCGGCCTGTGACATGCTCAAAGATGATGTGATAAAACTCGTGCATTAATACACCAAAACGATGATTGTCGGGCATATCAGCAAAGAAGGCAGGGTTATAAAGCATCTCAAACTGAGCAGTTTCTGGGTTTAACCGGACACCAGCAGTTGGAATAGCTGTTGAGGCTCTCTTCTGTATCCTTCTGCTTAATGCTGCGAAGAACGGCTCGGATTGTAACAATCTAAAGGTGTATTTGTTTAAGTCAAACTTTTCTGGATTTGTGTATTTGGTTTCGCCTTCATCAGTCATTGATTTTTCCTGTGCTCTTGGTTGATGTATATAATATAACCGATTCAGAATGGTTGTCAAGTTTTTTTATTGCTTTTTTTAAGTTTTTTTATCTCGTATCTCCAATGCCCCTGTCTGCGGGTTGCCCCCCACAGGTATTGGTCTTTTTTAGATACGAACCAGTCAATCATAAATAGCGGCCTTGCTGAGTTGAATGAAGTATTCTTTATCTCCAGAACGATGCCAAACTTTGTCCGCTTCGCAATCCAGTTTTGCTCTTGTTTTGAGCCAGCAGCAGATAATGTAACTAAATCTCCGACTTTCATAGTGCCTCCAAAAATCGTGTATACCATCGTTGTCGTTGTCCATTAAGGGTAACGACATACACAACCTTGGGCTCTCCATCAAAATGTCGCATTCTTATCTCAATTACAATACCAATTTTGCTGTGGTCAGTAAACTGGGCTGAATATTTGTTTTTAACTAAATCTCCAATCTTCATGCTGCCTCCAACCAATGCTCTGGGAAAAAAGTCTTGGTGTTTGTTTTTATATGAAAGACTTGCGCCATTGTTGGGTTAGCAGACAATACTATATAAAGTTCATCTCTGTACTTTACTAAATCTCCAATCTTCATTTTAACTCCGCTGTTTGATTGTGATGTATATAATATAACTGATTGTGAATGTTTGTCAAGTAAATAATTACGATTTTTTAAACTTTTTTAGTTCGTAGCGATTATGGCCTGTGGGTTTCCTCCATGGTTTTCCGCTATATTCTTGTGGGTAAATCCATTTGACACGATGGTATTTATCGCCAAGGCTGTAAACGATTATACCAAAAGTAGCACATGCTCTTTGTCTCCAGTTTCCTTGCGCCTTGCAACCGGCAGATGATAGTGTAACTAAATCTCCAATCTTCATTTTAACTCCGTTATTTGATTGTGATGTATATAATATAACCGATTGGTAAAGTTTGTCAAGAAAAAAGTTTATTTTTTTATTGTCTCGACATCTAGCTGTGTTTCAATCCAGACATGAGCACCGCATGACAGGGGCTTATCGGGCCGATAGACCACTCTGGCAACCTCATTGCCATCCGCATCCCTGATAATTGCTTCATGGGCATAGGTGTTGGTCTTGTAGGTCTTACAGGTTAGGACAGGTTCAAGCTCTCCTTTCTTTCTGTTGCTCTTGATTACATGCTGGTTTACATGGATGATTGTTTTCATTTTACACTCTTGACGACTTTAAAATACTCTGGTTTCATTACTGCTTCATGAGTAGTAAATTGGATTCTATACATATAACCCGCAGATTTCCAAGCGGGAAGGACAGGTATCACCGCAACAATGATGCCAAATTGACCATTCTTATAGAATCGTGATGATTTATGTGTATATTGTATTAGGTCACCGACTTGGTGGGTGGGGGAGTTGGACTTCATTTTACTTTCCTTACCTTAAAACTTTTTAATGTCTCATTATTAAAATACCAGTTAAAAGGTTGACTTAAGGGTCTCACCTTAATGAATTCGTTCTCATTGCTGAAGACAACTCCAAACCTTTTGGTAGTATCAATTTGCCACTCTATCAGTGTCCCGACGGGTAGGTCATCAACCGTCATACAAACCTACCAGCACTTCTATCAAAACCGGCTTCCTCAACACTGCCCATAATCTTTCCGCCTTGACTAGCACAAATCTTATAGAACTTATCGCATTCAGGCATTAAGAACACAGTATATTTCTTAAGTATTGCGATGACCTTTTGGCTATCATCCAAGGTTCGAGAGCGGAGAACCATTTTTCCACTAGCAACATGTGTTATCACCCACCATTGGCTGGAAGTTTCAAGCTTACCATCCCCACTCTGAGGTCGATGAACCACAAAAGGGTAATTAAAATAGCCACGGCCTTGGTAGACACAGCGGCTTCCGCTTGTATTTAATGAAACTGTTATGGTGCTTGTTTTCATGAGAAACTCCGTTGCTCTCGGTTGGTATAGATAATGTATCATGGGTTGGTGGGTTTGTCAAGAAAAAAGTTTATTTTTTATTCTTTCTTGAAAATCTCTTTAAATCTCTTTCAATAATATCATATGACTTACCAATAGATGGAGCAAAGATGGTGTAATAGCGAGTACCACCACGGGTCTTGTTATATGTAAGCGATTTATCGATAGGCTTTGAATCAATTTTGGTTATAATGCATGCTTGGTTTGTAAGAAGGCCATAAATGGTTCTCCATGTACTCGCAGCTACGGATGAGTGGCCCCTAGGGGTTACAAGAGACCCTAGTGGATAAAGAGGAGCAGTCTTATGTGACTCCAGAACCTGTTGAGCATACTTGTTGTTCAACATTCTATCGATAGAAGCATGGTAGTTAGCTGGAACATCACCTTCGCCACGGAACCAATCTTGTAATCGCACGACAATGTTCCGATAATAGCCTGTTATATCATAAAACGCAGCGACAATCTTAAGGTCATTCTGGTATTCTTCATCGTTAAGCAAGCGGTCTCTACATTTTTCCATCTCTGCCTGATGCTCAGCAGAGTATTGCTTTTGAATAGACTCAAAATAGCTAGCTTGACGAGGTGTTAAGCCTCCGTATTTTTCACTCGCATTTATAAATGAGGTAATAACTTCAAGATGCCTTTCGTTTGGCTTCTCTTCAGCGTTAATGGTGGCCAATAGCTTTGTCAATTGCTTTTCTATTTCCATGAGATCTCCATAGTTCTCGGTTGATGTATATAATATAACCGATTGGGATTGTTTGTCAAGAAAAAAAGTGAAAAAGATTATTTTTTATTTCCTTTGGATATGATTTCCCATGTATATGCTATCTCATCGGACCATGCGATATAAAATAGTGAATAATGTGGAGGTGGATTCGCAAGTTTCAGCTTTATTTTACATATATTTCCAAAAAATTCATGTGAAACTACGATAGCAAATAATGGTGACCCTGTCCTACGATGCATAAGCAGACTTCCAACGGGGTATCTATCCACTATGGACATTAGCACTCCGACAACGGTCTGTGCGACATACAAATCTCTCACCAGTTGGGCCCATTAAGACTACAAAGCCTCTTTCATTTTCCACGACCTCACCTGTAAATGTTTCACCATCGGTTAAAGTAATTTTTATTGTGTCTCCGACTATGAATCTCATTGGGTTATCCTATCTGCTGAAAGTCTGAAGTTCTGTATTCTAAAAACCACTGTGGTATTTTGTTTGTGGGGTATCGCATTCGTGGCTTGTCGGTGTAAAAGCGACGATAACTTTCTACTGTGTTGTCGCTCTTGTACTCGTCAGGCATACACAGAGGCAGGGGGGTAGTATTAGACGAAGGAAATAGGGAGGGGTCATAGAGATCCAGCACAGTCTCCAGTACGCCAGCACACTTGTGTATCTTGCCGAACCGCTCGGTGTACTCGTCAAGCATAGCAAGTGTATGCTCCACAAGGCACTCGAAGTTAGCCGAAGAAGCACGAACCCACTTGGTTGACGGGTGGTTGAGGTGAGCATTTTTGTATGGTGTGACCTTCTCTCCATGTTGGTCATTGATAGCGGTACACAGCATTTGACAGCTTTCTAAAATCATCTTGACCACACGATAATTGTCTAGTGATTGAGCCGACTTTATCCAGTCGATTTGATTGCCTTTACCTTCGATTGCGAATATGTTCATTGTTTTTTCCTGTGTTCTTGGGTGGAGTATATAATATAACCGGTTGTGATTATTTGTCAAGTTTTTTATTTACTTTTATTAGTGCTGTCTTATAATAGAGAGTGTCATGTCCACTAGGAAATGTCACCTTAAACCAACCATCCCCATAGTCTTTGGCAATAATACCAATGCCAACTGTAAAGTTGCCTCTTACAAGATCTCCTACTTTCATTTCTTGGGTGGTGCCTTCGCAAATTTAAGTTCGTATTCTTTAAAATGAATGCCACGCAAATCTCTAACTCTAAGGGCACCGATGGGGAAATCCCGCCCATTCCTAATCCGAGTTATAATGAGGATCTCATCAAAGGCGGAGCTATTTCCATAGTTCTTCTCACCAGCAGCCGATAAGACAACAAGGTCTCCAACTTTGAATTTTAGTTCTTTTTTTTGCTGCTCATCCACTATTTCTTTCTCTTAGGCTTTACGGTGTGTGTTGGCTTCTTCTTGGGCTTTGGCTTCAGAGGAGGCTTCGGTTTTATTGGGGGTCGTGGCCCATAAACCACGGGTGGTTGCTTTGGCTTTCTTCTTTGTTCCCAATGTCCAGCAATCATGTAACCATTCTTCATGTGGGCTGGAACCCAAACCCATATCATATTCGGATGATGTGGATGAAGCGGTCGAGGGGGACTTGTTTTGTCTAGCAAGTAAGGTAATGGTTGGCTCATGTAGGTGGGGGGTGGTATCACCACGGTTGAATTAACTGGTGGGGTGTGATAGCATCCACACATTAATAGGGCTATAATTATTCTTTTCATTTCTTTCTCCTGTTCTTTACTAATCTCAGGTGCCTTGGTTGAACCACGATTTCTCTTGATCCAAACAGGCACCACACATAAGCTGACCTTTTGGCACCAGAATCCAAAGCAGTAACAACGCCAACTTTTCCTACAAAAGCGGGAGAGATGCCACAATAATCTACAAGGTCACCAATTTTAAATATTTGATTCATTTTTAGTTTCCTCATTAATTAGTGTTTGTACCCACTCGTTTCCATAAGTGTCAGCAAACTCAACCTCGTATTTATGATGAAAGGCAAGAGCTTTATCGTTCTTTACAATAATATTCTGGAGTTTATATCCCGGTATTGTAAATTTTGCTCCGAGACTTACCTCGGGGTCTTGTGACATTACGACAGAGCAGATAGCATAAGGCATAGACTTGCGAGCACGAACCATTTGGCCAGTTGCTTTGTCTTTTCTTTTGCCCCAGTATTTCCGGAAGGCTACCTTGTCAATGATTGCGGTTATGGGTTGGCCACTGTTCTTAATAAAGATTAATAGTTTTGGTTGTAAATAAGCCATCGTGTGTATCCTGTGAAGGGTTTAGGAGTATCAGTTTGTCTGATGTATATAATATAACCTATTAGGAATGTTTGTCAAGTAGATTTGTTTATTTTTATGTATTCTCCCATCTTCAAGGTCCATTCTTTGTCAACTTTGGGAGAATAAACTCGAATCCAATCGTTTTGATTGATGTAAACAACATTTGTAAAGGCTGCGAAGTTTTCGGGCACCCATACAACCACATTAATTAACCCGTAGTATCTTCGTAATGGGATCTCTTCAGGCTCTACTAGGTCACCAACAACCACTTGGCTTTTAGCAGCCATTTTATCAAAGATAGATCTCATCTAGTGATCCTGATATTGGTCATCTTTTCGGGCATCTTCAGCGTATCTATTAATAATATCAAATAAAGACTGCATCATGTGTTCTGTGTACTCATCGTGCCCTGCTCCTTCTGGATATTGGCCCAGTGATTCAATAAACTGCTTCATGGTTTGATACATGGCAAGATTATCCAGTAACCTTTGATGCTTTTCTTCATATTCTCCAAAAATTCCAATGTTTTTCATAATTTTCTCCCTATACTATAATAGTCTTTAGTGTTTTATTTTATTAATCTTTTTTAAGTTGCTCTTCCAGTACCAACAACCTTTGGTCTCGGGTTGACATACCCAGCTTACCTTACATTGCTCCGCAAATCTATGAGACCGTATTACAACACCAATCATTCGCTTCGATCTATATTCGCTATGGCCATGCCCAGTATATCTAACCAAGTCTCCGATAGCAAAATCTTCTTCTTTAATCATTCTTAGCTCCATGACACACTTCGCATCCATCAAGGTTAGTTATCTCTGTTGTTCCATCTGTTGACATTACCAATACAATTGTATCTCCTTCAATAGCTGTGGCTATCTGTCTTACAATCCCAAATCGCCTTATAAGCCCTGTGCCTTCAACCCATGACGGATAAGAAACAAGGGAGCCGATTTTTACTTCATTGGACATCATATACCTTCGCTTTGTCATACCAATGTTGAATTTGTCCAAAAGTAGAATTCCACTCATACGAATTAAGTCGGGCTTTCTTGAAAAGTTCCATAAACCAAGGGCTTTCTTCATTAATCCACTCTTCGGTGAACTCTTGTCTCTTGGATGGCTTTATTACTGTTATATCATATGCGGTTAAGCCTATGTTTGACTCGGGACCAAGCGCAACATGTCCCTTTCGCTCATTGCCAGCAAAAGCTTTATCAAAAAAGCGAGCATTAGAGACAATAGGTAAGCTTTTTCGTAACCGCGTATCTTCGATAGTAACTCCTACTGGATGGTGATCTAGTACGGCTCTATGGGTATAGTCATAGTTAGATACCATATTGAAAACAGTACAATCTCTAAATGCTAATTCAGGAACAATGGATAAGAAAGAGTCAGGATAATACGGATACCATCCATGAGTTTTCCCTACAATGCCATCGGCATTTATAGTGAATTGTAGGAGTGCCCCAGCACCAAGAGAGAGGCTGCTCATACGATCAGCAAACTGTCTCCGATATAGTTTATTGGCATTAAGCACCAAGGTCTGGTTTTCTGCCATTTGCGTACAAGTCCGCCGAGTATGACCAACGATGCTACAATATCCACACCTCGATGCTCGTGTACGACTTTTACCTCGCCTCTTCTCACCGGCTAACTTATAATTGTGTTGTTTTTTCTTAGCTCTGATCGCTTTGTAAAGGATAACAGCAGACTTTAAGGGTGGCAGCCCATTGGTTCCCATTTTGTTGGAGGCATCAAGGGCCTTTACACTCAAATATGTAAAATTTACTAAGCTATTGGGATCAGCAACGAGTTTGTTCATATCAAGAGATCCAGACTCATCAAGCCATTCATCCCCCAAACCATTTGTTGATATAACCAGAGCTACCATATCTAAATATTTATCCAGATTGGGGCATTTTGTGGACCCATGTCCATAAACACTACACATGTAGCACCATGGCCCTTTATTTTTTAATTTTCTCATCAAAACTCCAGTTCAATGATAGCAGGATTGCCGTTGTATATAATATAACCTATTGTGATTATTTGTCAAGTTTTTTATTTATTCAGGATTTATTAATCGGGGACTCTTACCATCACTGTGGGGCAATAAATGGCGAGAGAGTTAATGTCGAATTCATGCGTGGTGCCATCACAATTAGCAACAACAATATAAAATGAATGAGATACTAGCTCTCTCTCGTCATCTTCGATCCACCCGTATTCTTCAATCGATGTTATAAATCCTATTACTGGGTTATCACCTAGCCACCGGACCTCACTGCCGATAGCAGCATTATCATAGTCTAGTGGTTCAAATGCCATCATTGTTAAGTCTTTGAGACTTAGATTTACGACAGGCATTTTTAGATTGTTTTTTTTGTTTATCTATGTGTGACCCTGCTTTCCTTTGGTGGGCATTAACAGCATGCCAATTTCTTGTTTTTGTTCTCATAAAAGATCTCCTAAGATATCAAGTACTTTTGTGTCAACCATGACAGTTGTATTATCGATTTGGGTTATTGGTAAAGTAATTTCTTGGTCATTAATCGCATTAATTAGATCTGACAGCATCCTTATGGTTAATGTTTGTGATAAATCATAGCTTACAAAGTCATTTAATGTTCCGACCCAGCGGGGTGCTCGTGATGATGCGCTGATAAATTCTACAACATCAGTTGCTGCTAATAAGATTTGTTGGTAGTTTGTTTGATACATGTATCCTCCTTTATTGGTACAGTATTAATAATATAACCTGTTCATAACATTTGTCAAGCTTATTTATCCTTTTATTTCTCCGTAAGTAATGTGTAATCGTTCTCGCCAATCAGTGTACTCAGCTATGAAGGCACAAAGAGATTCGGCAACCAAGCTAGCCTCCACTTCTCCTAATTCAATAAAGTATTCATACTCAAAGTACTCCTCTTTCCAAATTTGTCCATGGAACCAATCTAAAAAATAATGATCTAGATCATCTGCTGTGTTATGCATTTGGTTGTAGGATTTAATGCTTCTATAGAGGCCGAGGCAAATGTTGTACATCTTATTAAGAGCGCTTCGAAACGATAGAAAGTTATAGACTTCAATATAATCCTCGGAATAATGAATGACATTATGGATGGTTAGTGGCATGGGCTTGAACTCTCTGTGAGTGTATGTATTTTCTTAAATAGCTATAACTATAGACATCTTCTTCAAGATCTGTCCACTTTATGGTTAAAATGTGATCGTCCATGATAGGTGACCATACTGCTCTAATAATTACACCAATAAGTGTGCCACAGACATGGTCATCAAGAATAACAACAGAACCAACTAGGTCATTCATGAATCCTCAGAGGGATTCATCAGGTCCTCCAAGAGAGCAGGGGGCCAATTAAACCAGCAGCATCGCCACCCCATAAAGTTTGTTGGGTGGCCACCTACATAGGGGCTAGAACCGTCTTCATTGAGGGCTGTGATAACCTGTAGCATCTTTCCCCCATCATCCATGCCTATACGAACCGTAAAGGCATTTTTAGTGTAATTAGGGGCTATTTTATGTAATTCAGCCATAACTTCTTCTGCTGTGTGTTTATTATTTCGCCAGTTTTGTGCATAAGCCATTAAAATCTCCTTTTTGATATATGTAATGTATCACGATTTGAGGGTTTGTCAAGAAAAAACATTTTTTATGGCTCTAGTCTCGCAGATACATCAGTAGCCTTGATTAAAAACTTAGAAAGGATTTTATATTCTAATCCAGTATCAAAATACCAACCAGTCCCTACTCCTCGCAAATATTTGACAGGTTTTATAATACAAATAGTAGTAGCACCAAGCATCTCAGTTATAATAAATAGAGTATCTCCGCCCACCTTTTTATCAATATCGATGTGATCGAAGTAATAACCCACATTAAAATAAACTAAATCTCCCACCTTGAATTCTGTCTCTTCACCCATAAAAATACTCCACTAGGATTTACCCACAGCAGGTAGCGGCATAATAAATTCAGCAGGGACAGTGACATCTTCTGCTGTATGTATCAAATACACTTGATAAAAAGCATCTTCGAAAGCGTTTAAATATAAAAGATTATTTAAGATGATGCCTAAATAATAATTCTCTCCAACGGATTTAACTATAACGAGTTGGCCAATGTGAAACATTATTCATCTCCTTATACTGTGTTAGCATACTAAAGCTAATGTTATGTTTATTTAAAATTTCTAAGATGTTGGCTTCGAAGTCGTAAATACATTCCATTAGGAAAGCAATGTGTTCTTCCTCTTCATCATCCACAAAGATGCGACCACCATAATTGATTTTATAATAAACCCAGATACTTTCTATACAATAATCTAGCCATAAATAGCAATCCATTTGATAAATTTGTTCATTAGTAAATTTCATCTCACACTAGAGCCATTGGAAAAAGCTCAGTGGTTGTGGCATTAAAGTAGAAGGAGATAAGATTTTAATGATCTCCGACTCTACCATGCTATCAAAAGACCCTTTGTTTATGAAAGCCACCGATCCATCAGCATAATAGATTTCATATGTTTCATGCCACACAATGCTTGCGGCTTCATCGCTTCTGGCTCCAACTTTGTATATTTTAACTATCATACCTATCTTACCACAATCAGTGAATAAGGTACCGCGCTTCACCTCCATCATAGCTGCGAACTGCCTCATAAATTTCAATATCGGATATGTTTGTCATTGGTCTCACCAAGCACATACCATTTAATAACTGGGGTGGCATTGCGGGGTCATACCAACCAACTTTAATTCCATGAACCAATCCCACGAAAGCGCCCTCATCTGTAAAAACAGCAGCACCAGAAGAACCTAACCAACAAAATGTTTGAATATAAATACTTAAGTTTCTGTGGCCTGAGATCATCCCTTCAGCATAAATCATTCCATAATCAGATGGCCATGCTAACATATCCACACGATCACCCACATCTATAGACTTTCTATAGAATTTAGCTGGAGGTAAAAGTAATGGTCGCTTTGGCTTCAGAACAGCCCAGTCTACTAAAATATCTATAATCACTAAATCCAATTGATATACCTCGCCATTACCTTCAACAACAGCTACAGTATCGCAAGTGTCAACTACATGGGCGGCTGTCGTCACAAATGGTGTTCCCCTTACTTTAAAATGATTTCCTGAGCCTGAGCCTACTAATAAATTATTCTTAAAACATAAAATGTTATATGATGAGTCTACCTTTTTGCCAAAATCGTTTTTCCCAAGTATGGGTCCAATACCCATCAGTGAGACACAAACTGCCATCATAAATAAAGCTTTTAACCGTTTCATAACATACCCCCGGTATAATAAATAGTCAACAAAAAAGCGGCCAGTAGGGGCCGCTTGAAGAATTGCTAAGTTTTTATTCACTTTCTGGAGTAATCGTCCTCTATCCTCACAATATCATTTAATTGTGTGGTTGAGACTTCCATGACCTTGACATCGGAACCTTGAGAGGCACAGAAGCGATGTAATGTATAGGGCTCAATATGATAATACTGTCCCGGCTTTAATATAATTACTCTATTGTGTTTTCGAGACTGCTCGTCTAAAATCAACTCTAGTGTTCCTTCTAGAACATAAATGGTTTCTTGTTTTACTTTATGATATTGAAGAGAGAGTCTTTTTCCCTCATTAATATAAATTATTTTCCCAGCATAGTAATCTGTCAGAGCCCATACTTCTTCGTGACCCCATGGCTTATCAACTATCATTTTTTACCTCTTTGTTATAAAAATTGAGTGCTTTGAGCATCTCTTGAGAGAATTTATCTTCATTAATAGTTAAATTTAGTTGGTTTGTAAGCTGTAAGCCTCGAATCCATGCCTTGGTTTCATTTAAAATAATGTTTTTATTCTCATCTCTTTCTATAAATAGTACGGCGTGGCCAACTTCGTGAATTAGGGCATAGTATTGTTCTTCTGGTGTTAAATCTTCACCTATTTCTATGTCACCAATAAAAAAAGTATCTAGTGGATCTGATCCAAAGGAGCATTCTTCACTTTCAAAGGCAAAATCAACGCTTACATATAGCTCCGCATAAGCATAAGCTGTTAACTTACTAATCGCTGCTTGTATGTAATCCTGCGTCAATGTATTCTTTAAAGTCTGTATATCCTCCGATGACATTTATTTCATCGCTCTCCGTGTTCAATTTTAAGACAATTGGTACTGTCTTCATGCCATAATTAGTTTTATACCACTCCAAAAGGTCCGGAGAATTTTCGATCCACGAGGCAACATACGGAAGGCACTCTTGGCTTGCTAGCTGATTAGCTCGCTGACACCAGATACACGACCCGAATCCTATAATATGATAATAATACATTTTAACCTCTCAATAGTTGTTTTTTTCCACTTAGACGCTCTCTAATTGACCGAGGCGTTCCTAAGACAGACATTTTTTGGACCTGTGATCCATTTGAGACCGTTACTTGGGAAATAGAAAGGTCTTTGTGTACACCTGCTTCCATTAGAGACTCTTTTATCTGATGATATTGTAAATTATCTTCAATAATAGAAATAACATGCGCAGGATTAATCATAATTCGGTCTATCTTAACAGATTTGTGTGGTTGAGCGTCATTAACCACATCAACCTTAAGTAATTCAACAAGCATTGGCCATCTCCTTAGCAAAGTGAACATCCTTTGCCTTCACCAAAAAGTACTGTTCTTTGATGAAAACTTTCAATACATCGCCTCCGTTTTCAGTTGAGACGACACAACCGATGTGAGGTCGGCTTGTGATTGCTTTGGGAAAAAGCATACTCTTATGCATAGATTCTTCATTAAAAAGCAGCACATTTTGTGGGACTTCGATTAAGTCTCCTTTAATATAACATTTCATTCTTCTGGGTTCTCCTTTAATGGTGCGTCTGTATTCGCACCTTCATACATGGCTTTATGATAACCAATTAACATTGATTCGCATTCATTCAATCGAGCATCTAAAGCTCCTAATTGTTGTCGTGTTCTGTCTATTTGATTGACGACATCTAAAACATTAGGGGCTTCATTAAGCAATGTGTTGACCACTGACTCAATATTTGTGTTTACCGATCCGATTGATTGTTGTGCATCAGAAATAAGGTCCGCAACTGTCTCTGGAACTTCTTCAAGCTCCACCGAATATGATAATCTAACTCTCATTTTTCCTCCGAGGTATATAATTTAATATAACATGTTTATGGTTGTTTGTCAAACGCCAACGAGCACATTATAAAATGATGCTGTAATTAGTGCTAGCAATGTAGCAGCGACAGCCCAACTAACTTTAGAATATGTCTGCTTCCACTGTTCAAGATCCCTCATCCGTGCATAGAGCCCTGAATCAGGGTTATACACAGCTTCTTTTATCTGTTTAATGTCGGCATTCATTTCGTCTTGCTTTTCTGAAATACGGGCGATATCACCCCTAAGTTCTTGAATAAGTTGTAACAATTGTCCTTCAGCATCCATAATTTTTTAATCCTTTTCATCCACAATAGCATAGTTCATTGTAAGTAGTGTGGAGGCTGCTGAGACGGCATTTTGAAGAGCACAACGAGTAACTTTACAAGGATCAATGATACCTTGGCTAATCATATTTACATACTCTCGTGTAAGAAAGTTGTAACCTTCTGCTTGCTCTCTCGATAATACCTCAGCTACAATAATATCTGCTGACTCGCCCGAATTAAGACACAATTGTCGTAGTGGTTCTCTAATAGCATCGAGAATAATCTGTGCCCCTAGAGCTTGCTCTTCATTATCAGTCTCAATATGAAGACCTTGGGCTGCTCGGATTAAACCAACTCCTCCACCGGGAAGGATTCCTTCCTCTAGAGCAGACCGTACCGCCTCAAGAGCATCATCAATACGATGTTTCTTTTCTGTCATTTCGACTTCAGTTGCTGCGCCAACGCGAATAATAGCAACACCAGAAGCAAGTCTTGTAATTCTTTCTTGAAGCCTTTGGCATGTTGGCATATCATCTGTTTGGCCAATCTCTGCTTTAACAGCTTCAATTCTTGTTTCAATAAGTTCCTCATCACCCTTTCCTCCAACAATGGTTGTCCATTGTTTTGAAATCGTGGTGCTCTTGGCTTGACCAAAGTGCTTTAATTGAAGATTTTTTAGTTGTAAACCATCTTCACGAGTAATAAAGGTAGCACCGATTGAAGCGCACAAATCTCTTTGAATAGAGCGCCTTTCTTCACCATAGCGTGGCGATTTGACAGCAGCTACCTTCATGGTTCCACGGACACCATTAGCAATCATGGCTGCGAGAGCTTGGCCTTCAACTTCATTCGCGACGACAACAAGAGGACGAGCATCTTTGGATGCTAATTCTAGCGCTGGCCATATTTGCTCGACGGTTTCTATTTGTTCATCTGTCACCAGTATAAGGGGAGACTGATATTCCGCAGTCCCTTGTCTAACATTTGTAATAAACTTAGAAGAAATGTAGCCTTGTTCAAAACGAAAGCCTTCAATAAGGTCTAATGAAGTTTGAAGAGAACGGGCCTCTTCAACCAATACGGAGCCATCTTTACCTGCTTTATCAACAGCAGTGGCAACCAAGGTTCCAATACCAATATCGTTATTAGCAGAAATGGTAGCAATGTGTTGAATATCTTCTTCTGACTGGACTGGTCTTGAAATCTCTTGGAGCCGAGCAACGATTTGGGTTGTAGCTTTGTCCATTCCTCTCTTCATTTCGGTTGGAGAGGTTCCGGCAACAATATACTTCTGGGCTCTGTTAAGAATACCGCGTGTTAAGATGGTGGCTGTTGTAGTTCCATCACCAGCGTTGGAGGCAGATTGTTTAGCTGCTTGCTTTACAATTTGTGCTCCCATATTTTCAAAGATATCATCAAATTTAATGTGTTCACTAACGGTCACACCATCCTTTGTAATCATCGGAATGTCTTCGCCCTGATACATAATGCCGACAGTTCTTCCCCGTGGTCCCAATGTTGATCCAACATTGTCTGCGAGCTTGTTCACTCCTGATAAAATTTTATTTGTTAAGTCTTGTCCATTTTTGTAATGTCTCACTTTTCCTCCGTTATTCGATAGTGCTTACTGATTGTTCCATTTCAACATTCCAATCTGTTCTTAGTTTAATAAGAGGATTGAAGACTGCTGTTTGTCTTTCTTGAGTTAAGATGCCCTCCGGCTTTATCATCTCTCCAGCTATATCAACAGACTCAAAGTCAATCTCTGTTCTCTGTTGGTAAACTATAGTTGGCTGTGGCTCTTCTGCGAGAGCCGTCGTTAACAAAATAATGTTTAACATTTTATTGGTTTCCTTTCTTTTGTTCTTCTAATATAACCGCTTCTATGAGTTTGTCAAGGGCGGTGAACTTATTTTCTTGAATTTCTTCATCACCAACATTCTCAGTACTTTCAAGAGACCCCTTAAGATTATTAAAGCTGTAATCTGCTTTATTCAATGCAGACAGAGTGTTACTTCCTTTATCAACATCTCCAGACACAGCATATTCTTTGGCACTTGATCCCGCTTCATCTAAACTTTTAAAGAAATCTTCTACTAATTGTATTATTTTCTGTTTGATTTTGTTTCCATCTGAAGAAATTGATTTATAAATCATGTCTCTGAAAGTTTGTGTTCTTGTCTCAGCGATATAAATTGTGCCTAAAAGACTAGAACTGTCAATATAGTCGCTAAGATGAAGTTTATTCGAGACCCATGTGGTCTGGGGTTGCCTAGATATAGAGCCGTCGCTTCTAAGACCAGCAATTTTAAACTTGGAATTATACCTGTCCTCTTCGACTCTGGTAACCCGCAAATAATAAATGTCAGCACCCATCATTCTAGCAGGGTCTGATGTTCCTCTTCCTTTCTTTCCCACCTGTTCAGAGCCTTGCTTCTTTATTGCAATGACATAATCAACGGGGACGCCAACAGTAAAACCGCCTGTCGCTTGGCCAATATTAGCTGCGTTAGAATAATATTTGGCACTACCGGCACCACCACTTTTTGTTTCGAAGTCAACGGCACCCATTTTTCCGGCTGCGGTAGTGTCTTTACCAGTGACTTTCCCACCAGCGATCATAGCTAAGAAGTACTCAAATAAATAAGCACCCGATCCAGCATCAAAAGAATTTGCAATCTCGGCAAAGTATTCTAGGAGCATAACTTCTGCTAAAAACTCTCTATTATCTAAGTTTTCGATATGTTTAATTGCTTCTTTGTCTCCGTTTACCGCATCAAAATATGTAGTAGAGATATCTGTTGCCACTTTCATTTTACTTAGAAAACCACCGTCCCCAAGTGCTTCTGGGATGATGGTGTTCAGTTCATCTGGAAAATCCCCAACCTCTCCGCCTGCTGATCTGATTTGTGGTTGTGTGATTGTTTGTCTTTGTCTTAGCTTCTCATCACTAGCTTTCTGTAAAACATCGAAAACAGACTGAACTTTCGCCTTTAGCTCAGGAGATGCATCGGATGATTTTTGAATAGCAACGAGTCTCTTTTGTATGTCAGTAGTAAAAGCCTCCAAATTGTTTTTCAAATATTCAAAATCGCCATCGGTTAATTCTCGTTGAGGATCAGTAAGTTGGCTAAGCATTTCGTATGTTGTTGTGGGTGAAGGCAGATTTCTACCAGTGCTATACATATCATCCATTGAATAACTTCTCTCAGCCAAGACTTGTTCAATCAGTTGATCGAGTTTTTTAAATTTATCCATTATTTTATTTCCTTTAGTAGTGCTTTGAGGTCCAAACCGGCACAATCAATCTTTCTCTTAGTTAGATGATAGTGAGATACGAATCCCTTAAAGTTGCCAGCGGCTGCTTTACTATCAATACCTGTGGCTGTCATGCCATCAGTTCCAATGGGACATACATATGGAATACCGTAAATGTTATGTATAGCTTCCATTAACGCTTTGAGTGCTTCCAACTGGACATCGTAGAAACCCAAGAAGGGCTCTAAAACTCCATTGTGAACTTTTTTGCCTCTCCAAGAAGGTCTTGGGCCATAGCCGTGTGCCTTGTACCATGTTTGGTATTTAGGATAATAAGCATTAGATATCTCGACACCAATTGATTTATTATTCCACCTTGATCCACCAGCATGCCATGCTATATGATTACAGTCCATAAACTGATAAATTGTTCCATCGTTATCAATTCCAAAATGAACAGAGATGCCTCGTTTTTTAAGAACATTGTAGCAAGATCTAGTATTAAGGCAGACATCCCAATGAGAAACAAAACTCGTTACTTCTCGCTTTTGTCTAACAATCTTAAATCCTCTTGTAAGTTTTAGTCCTTGACCCGAGAAAGGAAGAACCACTTTAGGCCAATTAATTTCGTGAAAGTCGTTATTGGCAACAATAAATGATTCACTTATATTGGAATCAATTGTGGGGGGATAATAATCCTTTAAGAGTGATTCTCTCTCGGTCCAGATGCGTCTATGAGTTGAAGGGCCAACGAGACCGTCCGCAGTTAAGTGGTGGTCTCGTTGGAACTTGCGTACTTTACGGAGCAAATCTTCATCAAATGAAGAAGCACCAAACCAATCAGGGGACCAACCCAAATTGGAAGCCGATGACTTATTATAGAAGAATTTGTCCATGTTTTATACCTCTTTTTACTATAATTAGATCAGTTCATCAGCAATTCCATGTTCAATTGCTTCTTCTGCTGATAAATATACATTTACCTTACGGTCCAAGAGCCGCTTTAATGTCTTCTTTGTAAAGCTAGAGTTCTCAACGATTGCATCAATGTAGGACTCTTGAAGGTTCTGTATCTCATCTAGTTCATTGACAAGATTATGGAGTGAGCCCATGTTACCAGCCGATACTGCGTGGATCATAACACGACAATTACGACCAATCTTTCGCTTTCCTTTTGTTCCTGCTGCGAGCAGAAGAACACCAGCCGACATAACCTTTCCAAGACCTATGGTTTGGATATCACATCTCTTTTTAGCAAAGTTCATGACATCATAGATAGAGAACATATCATCTGCTGATCCACCATATGTTGAGACATAAAATTTAATGTCTTCTGGTTTCTCTGCTTTTTCTCCCTCATCGGGTTCCTCTGGTTCAGACATTGTTATAAGATGATAACAGAGTTCACCTGCTTTCTCTTCTTCGACTGACCCAAATAGACCAAGGATGCGAGGATCTTTGCCTCCGCCCCCACCGCCTAACAGTTGGCCAAGATTAATCTTAAGCTTTTGTGATGATTCTTCTTGTTCTTCTGCTGTTGTATCTTCGTCTTCTTCTTCAGTTATCTTATTTCTTCGTTTTCCAAAAGTCATAAATTCCTCCTAATGACACTATTAATATAACATGTTTAGTGACTGTTGTCAAGTCCTATCTTCTTTCTTTTATTATTCGTGTGACCTCACCCATTGCTGAATCCCAGTCGTTGAACCCCACTAATCCTTCAAATTTAGATGGAACATTGTGGAGAATATTTCTTATTAGTGTGGCTTGAACTGAGGCCATCGTTGTTGCATCCATCTTTCGTTCAATCTCTAATTCTTTCTCTGACTTTCCAGCAAGGCGCAAGTGTTCCATCTTATATTCTTGAGCCATCAGATATCCTTCATATGTTCTAGCCACAACCAACAAACAGTCTTGTATTGTTCTTTGAAAAAGTAAGATCGAAGATCCAAGGCTTAAAACATAAGCAACGACTGAATGAACAAGCCAGCCGGTGATAAAAAATAGCCCATAAAGAATAAATTCCATTTTTCCTCCAATAAAAAAGGGTGGGAAAAATCCCACCCTTATATTATAACACGCTTATGTGTTTTGTCAACTAATTTCTAAAGATTTATTTACCCAGAAGCTTATTAGCTTTTTTCTGAGCACGAACTGCTTCGTTAAGTCGCTTGGCTACTCGACGAGTAACTTCAGCAACAATCTTGGCTTCATCCATTTCATAGTCTTTATAATGACCATCTTTGTCGCCAACCTTCTTTTCTACGCCGTCAACATCGCGTCGTTTATAGTCGCCTTTGTTTCCGCCCCAGTTTTTGTCTTTCTTTTCTTCAAGCTCTATTTCTTCTTCAGCTTCAACATCCATGTCCATAGGAGGCATCTCTGCGTCCATTTCCATTTCATCTGCGGCACCTTCAGAATCGCCAAGCAATTTAGCAAGAACGGCTGACACTTGATCTAAAGCAGCTTTAGCAGCAGTAACTTCATCTTCATCAAGTTCAACATCGACACCATCATCACCCCCTTCGGCGTCGGGTTCTTCCATTTCTGCTTCTACATCCATAGAAACTTCTTCTTCTTCTTCGTTCATTTCATAGTCTTTATAATGACCATCTTCGTCACCAGCTTTCTTTTCTACGCCGTCAACATCGTGTCTTTTATATTCATCTTCCTTTTCACCCCAGTTTTCACTGATGAAATTGGAAGACATATTCGCATCTAGATTTGCAAGTCCCATAAATTTGCGAACTTGGGCTTCGCTTAAAAGTTTCTTCTTAGCCATGATATAAATCTCCTAGGTTTACTATAAATACTATCTAAAAGTAGAAAAAGACATTAAAGGTCAGGAAATTCTTCTGCGATCATATCAAAAATGCTTTCTACTTCATCATCTTTAATACCAAATTTTTCCAGAAGGTCCGTTCCTTGTTCAATCTCCTCTACAACACGGGCTCTTTTTTTCTTATTTTGAATACCGTGCTCTTCCTTATAATTAGCAAGATAATTAACAATATTACTGTTATTATCTAAATAACCTGTAATAATTGCTCTAAAAAAACCCGCCTGTGTTAAACTGTCGTGTTGAAGGCGTATTTTTAATTGAGCATGTCTTACATCTGTATCATCAAATACTATCTTTTTTTTCTTTTCTTGATCCATAACCATTCTCTTTTTCATATGCCTGTACAACTTCCCTTGCTTTTTGCCAGCAATCGGGACAATATAAGCGTACTTGCTCAATATCATTTCTAACTACAACGCTCCACGACATCACCTGTTCTTTATCTTTCTTATCGAATGCGGCTAAGCAAGCCTGACATTCGTCGGGCAATTTACCAAATAGAGCAACCTTTTGGGCTGCTTCTTCATTTGCTTCAGTTCCAAACTTTTTCTCGTGCTTAGCTTTAGCTCTTCGCTGTTCTCTGTTCACTTCGTTCTCCTTTCAGCTATAATACGCTGACTGTGTTGTTATTGGCCTGTTGAGCCAAATCCATCTTCACCCCTTTCGGTATCAGATAGATCTTCTACTTCTTCAAATTCAATAGAAGGATAAGGCATAATAATTAGTTGCCCAACTCGTTCTCCAACCCTATAAGATTTGATATTACTACCATAACCAAATTTAAACATAATCTCGCCTCTATAACCAGAATCCACAACTCCAACAGAATTACGAAGGAAGTGAGAAGTCGTTGAAATAGAGGATCGCGGGAATAAAAGGCCCACATATCCTTCGGGAATTTCAAAGGCCAAGCCAGTATAATAAACATAATTTCCATCTGAATCTCTTTGGAAACGGATGGCCCGTAAATCCATACCGGCATCTCCATGCTTGGCATAGCTTGGGATTGTTGCTCGTTCATCTAATTTTTTAATTTTAACTTTCATTTTATCTCCTAATTAAATTTAAAGTTGGGTAAACCGAACCATTCGTTCAGTTCATAATTAATTTCTTGAATTGATAATGCACTTACATAAGAAACATTATTGTAATATTTAGAAAAGTCTATTGTTCTAAGTGCTGCCTTGACATCATCCCTATCAATATAAAGATACATTGTGGTTGTTTTAGCTTGGACCCTATGTTCTGTGATGTCTTTACAGGCACCACATGAATGGCCGAATTGGACTATTTGAAAATTCGCACCTGTTATATAATCCGGCCTTCTAACAACCACTTGGTTATATGTATCCATCTTTACTTCTTCAAATTGTCCATTGACTTTTCTATAAAGAGTCTCCTTTATCTTTCTATGTACTTCTTGCTGTGTGAGTTTAGGTATAATCTTCTTTATTAATCCATTGTCTGGTACTGCTATCTTTGTTCTCTTTGTGTCTTTTCTTTGCCAGATTTGGAAGACCGTGTTAAGAACATCTTTCTTAGTTGTCTCATTGTTTGGTAAATAGAAACAATTTTTAGGCATATCAATGTCAGCAATTAGATGATAGTTGGCATCGAGAGAGTTCTGAGTTGTCCACTTTCTCCAAGAGCGTGGAACCAAATAACAAATATACTCTGAGTGTGTTGTGGCATGGGCAAAGAACTTCTTGGCCAGTTTGCTCATCCGACCAAATGGTGGGTTAGTAATAGAAACAAGGTCTCCCATTTTAGAAAAATCTTGTTCTAAATAGCTGCCTCTCTTTACCATTGGGTGCATTGGTTCAATGTCATAAGAGATTATCTTGTTGTCTGGTATTCCTAATCTCCTGAGTCCTTCTATAAATTCACCAGTGCCACCGCATGGCTCTAAGATTGTTTTACCGTCAAGGTTTATATGTTTCTGTACCTCTTCCAAGCAAATGTCCACCACATCTTCATTGGTATAGTATTGCTCTTTACCAGTGGTTCTTGTATTGGCATATGATTGCTGACTCTTATGTCCTGTTTTGACATTGTTTCTCATACTCTACCTCCTTTTTGTATTAATAATATAACATGTCCTCAACATTTGTCAAGGCCATTCTGTTGTTTTTATCCTAATAAAACCCAAGCACGGTTAAGGGCTCCTCGTGTTGAGAATCCCCATGTTTCATTGTACTGAGGCTTGATCATGTAAGGGCGATTCACATAGAGTATATCTCTATCTGGGTTTACGGTCCAGCATCTAACTTTTGTCTCTACTGAGTTATTGTCGATGACATTCGCAACATAGAAGAGTTTTCCATTCTTTGTTTTTTTCTTTGTGACTTCTCGGACAATACACCAGCATAGTCCAAGCTCGGGATCAAACTCAGAGATTGGCGGAACACAATGTTGCTCAAGCTTTCTTTGTATATTTTCATCAAGAACCAAGTTCATTGGGAATATTCCCGTGAGATTTGCCAAGAAATCAATACGCTCATCATCAGAGAAGTTTCCTTCGGGACGATACTTTTCAATGTTCTCAGCAAGGTTCTTCAACTTGCGAGGCCGGTCAACACAGGTGGCGGTCCAGAAGTGTTTGTCTCCCGTGAATCGATCATCAATCAGGTCAGCCATCGCTCCAGCACGACAGAGAGCATCAAGAGCTTTCTTATTGAGCTTTGAGTAAACAATATTCTCATTAAAGAGAAACTCTTCAACTGTGTTGAACGGACGATGCGCAAGTATCTGATCAATTGCTTTGTCACCCATGCCTTTGATAGTTGTAAGCGGAGCAACCAATGTTTGTTCATCAAGAATCTCCCAAGATCGGTGAGACTTGTTTACATTCAGAGGCTGTATGGTATATCCGTGTTGTTTGGCCAAATTTATGGCCTTCTCCTTACGAGTTTCGGGTTCTTTATCCAAAAAGGATGCTACCCACTCTACATTGTAATAATTACAAAGCCATGCGCATTGATAGGAAATTATTGAATAACTTACCGCATGTGATTTATTAAAGCCATAACCTGAGAAATACTCAAAGGTTTGCCATAAATTATCTGCTTGAGAAATTGGGAGTCCCTTGTCCGAGCAACCATCAATAAACTTTTGATATATCTTCTCTTTAACTTCATGGCCTTTACCTGTTCCTTTCTTGGTCAATACCTTCCTTAGAAGGTTTCCTTCATCTAGTGTTAGATTACGACCCAGCTTGTGAGCAAGAAGAGCTATTTGTTCTTGAAAGATCAAAAAGCCATGGGTTTCTTGTGTAACCTCACGCACTGTGTTATTTAAATAACGAACAGATTCTGGATTGTTATGTGCTTCCACATACTCCCGATCAACCCCTGCTGAAAGAGGTCCGGGTCTGTATATAGATGTTATAGCAGAAATGTCTATTATTGAACGAGGTTTTACTTGACTAGCAAATGTTTGTGCTCCGTTCTCTGTGAACTGAAAGATACCAATCCACTTCTTATCGTGAAAGATATTCTCATAAACCGCTTGGTCATCTAAGTTAAGTACATCGGGATGAAGTTTCTCATTATAAAATTTTCTTATGTCTCTGAAGGTCGGGTTGGCGACACCGTGGTGACGACGAAGTATTTTCTCAATGCAGTCTTCAATCATTCGCAGAGTTGAGAGCCCAAGGATATCAAACTTGATGAAGCCCATAGGCTCAAGCTGACGAACATTCTGACCTTCGGACCACGGAGTTTGTCGAACACCCTTGGATGCGATGAGCGGCATGTATTGACTGAGCTTCTCACCAATCACAACACCACCGGCATGACGAGAACAAGACTTCACCTGACCAGCTAGGTCACGGCAATGCTTCTCAATCTTTGGATACTGACGGAAGAACCCCTGAAGAGATTCAGAGAACTCCATAACCTCGCTGAGAGTTGGAGTATAGACTCCGGCCTTGATACCATGACGGGCTTTGGCTAATGGAGTTGCTTCATAAATCATCTTTGATGTGACAGGATTCACCTCAGAGAATGGTATCTCATACAGACGAGAGATGTCTTTGATAAGGGACTTTAGCTGGAGCGTGTTCCAGTTTGAGATAGGAACAACAACATCATCACCCCAATCCTCAATCAGCTTTTCTTTAAGAACCATTGGGTCAGAGACATCATAATCAATGTCAGGCATATCTGTCTGGTCTGTTCTCAAGAAACGAGAGAAAAGGAGACCATACTCAATGGGATCAACTTGGGTTATCTCAAGAGCATAAGCCACAAGAGAACCAGCAGCCGAACCACGACCGGGACCTGCAAGCTGAACTTCGCTTGTCTTATCCACAATTGCTTTCATCGTTAAGAAATACTTAGCGAAGCCTTGAGCATTGATAACATCAAGCTCTGAGTTGAGTCTGTTGTTATAATCCTTGAATTGTGGTGAGTTTTGTTTAATGCCCTTTGATCCTAAGACCGAGAGCAATCCCTCAAAGGCTAGCTGCCCAAGATAAGATGTATCGTCAGTGCCAGCAGGGACGACGAAATCAGGCAACCGAACAGTAGTATCGGGTAAGAAAGATTCAATTCGGTCAAAAGCAATCGTAGCAGTCTCGATGATTGATTGGTAAACGATGTCGTCATTATAAGTTACTCCACATGCCTCCGAGTAAAACTTATATGAATCCCACATTTGATTTCCGTTTTTAGGATATAATTCATATCCAACTTCATCAACCGTTAAAGGAAGCTCCATCGAGGCCCACTCGGGCTTTCGTCCAAGCCATCCAAGCCTTTTATATAGTTCACGAGATTGCCAAGCTTCCGGACTAGGATAGTGGCTATCACAGGTAGAGATCAGTTTTAGCCCTGTTCGTTCGTGAACCTGAATTATGTATTGATTTAATTCGTGTTGCTCTGGAATATTATTCCATTGAAGCTCGCCATACCAACGGTCACCAAGGACAGCTTGCATCTCTTCTGTAACCTTCAGCATACAATTGAGTACGGCTTCAGGGCCTTCGTCTCGGTTCTCCCAATAGCATCCAGCATAGACACCACCAAGGCAAGCCGAAGCAGCGATAACACCTTCACCATACTCTTCAAGGAGAGCCAAGTCAATACGAGGATAGCGATAGAAGTTGTCTCCAGTGTAACTCTTCGAGACCATTTTAAAAATATTGTTAAGACCTGTTTGGCTTTGAGCCAAAAGAACCAAGTGTCTCCGCTTATTAATGTCGTGCTTCGTGATGCCCTTGGAGGCACCCTCGTTCTCAATCGTGGTACCTGACTGCTCTTTATCAATCTGCTTGGCAAGCTTCTTATCTTTTCGGAACACTTCAATTTGCTCTTTCCACTCAGCGACAGACGGAATGAAGTAAGCCTCAACACCAAAGATTGGCTTGAAGTCTTTACCTTCGGCTTGCATCTTCTTCGCATGCATAACCTGATAGACTAATCCATTCATATTACCGTGGTCTGTGAGAGCAAGAGCTTTGGCTCCGTTGCTATGAGCATAGTTCATGTGGTCTTTTGGATAGCCGAAGCCATCAAATGGGGAACCAACCCCACAGTGTGCATGTAATCCTACAAATGGTATTCTTTCCATGTTTTCTCCTTTTGTTATCTATAATGTATCATGTTGGTTTATGTTTGTCAAGCTTTTTTCAATAGAATTAATTGTTTCCTGTATCCTCATACAGCACAAGTTGAAATATTCTTCATCCTTTTCAATGCCAATAAATCTTCTGCCGTGTTTCAGAGCAACGATGGCGGTTGTGCCTGAGCCCATGTATGGGTCGAGTACGATGTCTCCCTCATCGGTTGTAGGCAAAATACAATTCTCAACAAGCTTCTCAGGGAAAGTACATACATGCCCTTCGTTTCTTGAAGGAGGAAACCGCCAGATGTTTGTGAGCTTAAGCTCTTTGTTGTTCCACTTTCTGGGTTTCTGTATTTGATAAATCCTTTCTTCCTGTGTGTGGTAGCGATTGGAAGGGTTACCGATTCCGCAACGATCCCAAATAATTTCACACCAAATTGGAAATTTGTCAAGCCAATGCATTGGATGGTGAAGATTGTTGGGAGTACGATAAATATTTCTACCGTGCCATGCGAACCTTACCTTGTGATTATAAAACACAGAGCTTCGTGATACCCTCATTAGCTGAAACATAACTGCTTGTTGCTGACCTTGGTATTCCCACTCAGGAAGATCATCATCATACCATTTCTCATACTTCTCAGTCATTGATGTGCTGGTTTTTGATAATTTATAATCAGAGTATCTTTTACAAAGATTATATGGTGGCGATGTAACTGTTACCTCAACCGAGTTCCTCTCAAAAAAGGGAAACATTTTTGTTTCTCCAGTCTTTTTGGGATTTGGTTTTTCAATAACACCGATGTCTGATAATAGCTTAAGACACTCGCCATGATACATGGTGCCACAATGGGCACCATTTAAATAAAAGTCTTTCTTAACCACTATTCGTTCTCCGTGTGTTTGTGTGCTAATTTACATCGTAACCAAATGCCGACAACCGGCAAAGCATAAAGGGCATTGAGCAAGATTACCCATTCCCCGTGACAGTTCATCAAGTGTTCCATCAATCCTCCTTTTATGTATATAATATAACATACTGCTAAGTTTTGTCAAATTCTTTTGGCATTTTAATGGGAATTAATTTCAATAATTCTTTTTTAGATATTTGAGTATTCCCAGTTAATTTCTTAATAAAATTTGTAACCTCGGGCTTTATCAACTGAACATACAGGTCTTCCAATGTAAAATTACAGTTGTCGGTTGTTGTTATATAATTGAGATGGTTTTCAACAAAAAATTCTTTACCCTTAAAATCAACAATGGCTGCTCTGATCTTAGCATTAACAGAGGCGCCCGTTACTCGATTAACAATAATACATTTTTTAGTTAGAGGCTTTGAATTTAAGGCAATTGTCTTGCCCTTATCAATTACCTCTTTTTTAACATACTGTCCCTTTTGGTGCTTGGGTTTTAATTCCTCGTTCAACATGTGTTCTTGATTTAACTTATCAACGCCAAGAAGCACCTTGTTGTTTACTAAATTACAAGCCCAAACTAATACAAGATCGGTGTTATCTCTCGACATCAATGGTTTGTTTTGATTCCAAACAACATTACCAGTCATAACATCAAATCCTAATTCCTCTAGTGTCTTGCCGTTCTTGAAACAGTCTTCTAAAAAGGATGCCTCAGTGGAGAAAATAGAAATACCAGACTGTATGAAAATGAACTTGCCATTATTTACTTCGCCCTTTCGGAGCTTTTTAAGATGAAAGATCATAACATTTTGTTGTGCTGAGTCAAATTGTTTCTCATCAAAAAGAATCATGTTTTCAATATTAGTATTTTCAACAATATACTCTCTTAACTTCCTAAAATCGTTTCCATTGTTCATGGAAGTGGGCACGACATATACAAGCTCGCCTTCAGGCTTGAGCGAGTCAATGGACGCCTTAATGAACATGGCGTAAATGTTAGGTTTTCCCAAGCATACATCTAAATATTTTTTATATCCTTTCTTAGTAGCCTCGGCTATTGTCATTTGAAAGTAAGGAGGGTTGCCAATGATTTTATCAAATTGCGCATTATGGTCTAGCAATAGATAATCTTTACATTCAGAGGTAACATTAAAATTTGAATTCACAAGGTTGATTAGGTTTTGATCTATGTCGTAAGCTACCATGTTTATTTTGGGATTCAGTTTTAGCGCTGAATCAATAAATTCACCTGTGCCGCATGAGTTTTCAAGAACAAGATCATCATCATTAAACGAAATCAATGATAGTGCTTCATCTTTAATGTCAGATGAAGTAAAATACTGTCCGTGTTTTTTGCGATGCTCCAGAGTAGTTTGATTATAATACTCTGCGGATATCTTTAATAGATTGGCCATTAACATCTCCCCTAATAGAATCATATACTCTCTGTATTCTTTGTTCTCTGTCTTCATGACCAGCAATCTTGTTGCTATCATTATACATTTCTCGACAATAAGGGCGCAACTTAGAGCCAATGCTCTTTAATTTAGCATAATACTGCTCTTGTATCTTTTTCATTTCACTAAATGCTTCAAAAGCTAGTCTCTCCTCTTCTTCATCCCAGATGTCTTCACCCAATACTACAGATTGTATGTTTTGTTTTCCAGATGAAACAATATAAATGGCTTCTTTCTTTGGAAATCCAGAATTCCAGACAATTTTGTCATCTTTAGAGCTTTTACATTCGATGTAGAAAATTTTACCAGATGAATCAGAAACAATAAAGTCCGGAAAGCTTTGAGAACCACAAGGTTGGGGTACAAAAATGTTTGGCTTAACTGTTTGAGAAACCGACGCGGTTCGTATAGCTTTTTTGCTTATTCCTAACTGTTCAATTGTCGCAAGGTCAAGCCCTGCTTGTTCAAGAATTGATTCAACCGCTGATTCATGGGCACCCTTCGCATTGCTAATGTGAGGAAGGTCTAGAACTTTTGAAAGGACTTGTTCTAACATAATTACTCCTTTTGAATTATACATATAATATAACATATTGATAAGTTTTGTCAAGTTCTTTTACATAATAAATGCCTTATGTAAAGATTATACGATTTCTTTTATGTAAGTTTTTTAAAACATATTAAAATGTTCTTCGCACATCTGAGCACCGAAGCCAAGTGTCGTATAAACATGATTTCCACATACCGTACAAGCAAGATAAGCATCTCTCTCGGCTTGGGCAATGACAGAATTTAGATAGTGGTCCTGATCGTGGACATAAATTCTAAGACCACCGAACTTTTCTTTAACTTGAAAAATACGAAAATCTGTGAATTTATCGGGATGAGCAGATACATGCCTGTCGGCCTTAACAACGAAATCAGCTATTATTTCAAACCAGCCGGGACCGATTTCAAATCCATAAAAGGAAGCATCAAACAAATATTCAAAATTATTATAAAGAGCCTCGAACTCTTCTATGCGTGAACGATGATTGTATTTATATGTTTTCATCGCCAACATCATATAATTTAAAATTGGGGACATCAATAAAACGATGGCCATCAATAAAGACCTCGGCTAAAAACTCATAGCCTAAGATTGTAAAGGGATAACTGTTCTCATTATAGTGAAAAATAGCCAAGACGACTCCAATAGAGGTGAATGAGACTTTAATGTATTGTTGGTGCTCCCATGAAAAGTAAGAACCTTCTTGAACGCGGACAAGTGAGCCAATCTTAACAGTTTTCGGATTGATAGGCATCAATCATTTCCTCAAAGTCTTCTCGGGATATCTTTATAACGGCCCTGCTGTGAGTTCCGTCTGGGTGAGTCCAAATTTCAAAAGTACAGTCGCTAATATCATCTATCTCAAGATAAATATCTTCCTCTTCGGACATGTCTTCAAATAAATGATAATTATCATTTATAGAAATTGTGTTTATGATGCTCATACCTTTCTCCCAAATAATTGATGAATAAAGTTTTGTATGACCTTATCCTTTTCATTTTTCTCTTCTGCTTCGTAGAGTCTCCAACAAAATTTCCTTTTATGGAGCTTAACTTGATTATCTAGTTCTTTTACCTCTTTCTTCAGAAAGCGATTGATCTCTTTATAATTTGGCGGTTTTACGCCTAAATCTTCCGCTATTTTAAGAAGTTTTGACCACTTGCCCTTGTCCATAGCATAGGTAGCGCCTTTAAATAGAATAGTCAATTCATTGCGATAAAAGGGATCTTCTGTCATGATCTTATCGGGGTGTGCTTTTTTTACAATTTCTCGATAAAGCTTAGTAAAAGCTTTTTTACCCAGCTTATACTCATCGGTCTTTTCTTCAACAATGGTAATACCAGTTTCATCAGTTTCTGGTGCTTGGGGTTTCATTTCCTCTTTGAACTTGGCAAATTCAGGTGAATCAGACTTTTCCAACTCCTCTTTTGAAAGACCTTTCTCTTCTAGAAAATTCTTATAGTAATCTTCAAATTCACCATATAATTCTGGTAGAGTCTCGGTAATGAGCTTAATTTCACTATATTTATAGTTAAGCTCATTCATCAATCTTTTGTGTTCTAGTTTGTGTACGATCATGTATACTAAATACTACGGTTCACCCTCATTGTCAATTCCAATTTTATTAAATTCTCTAAAATTCATAACAAGATGGTTTGGCCTTTTTATTTTTTTGCTCTCCTCGGATGATAGGAAGGTACAATACTCTTCCCAAGTGCCAATATCGTAATACCATTTAGGCTCAACAAAATTCTCTTCTCCAATGTCTAGGTCAGTGAAAACATCTCCCAAATCAAAATAACGAGCAGAATATCTTTCGTTGATTGGCAATTTTATCGTATTCATACCTCTTTCGTCCAATGGACTTGAGCGATCAAACATTCCTGTGCCTTTCTTCCTGATTATTCGCCTGTATTTAACGAATTCTTCCTTTCCGAAGGTGAAGGAAGCATAGAGGTTGTCTTGAACCGACTTCCCAGAATTTAGCACATAGAAGTTGTTTTTTGACCTAATCTTGGGTCTGTATTCTCGGAGATCGGGAGAGTAAAAAACAGAGAAAGGAAAGGAAACATAAAATTTGTCTGGCTTTACCCACTTGCTTAGGAACTCTGAGATCTTAAAACAAGAAACTGCTCCGTGAAGAACAGACCAAGCAAGGCAATCTCTCTTGTCTCTATCCTTTGGATGAATGGGAACATAAAAGATTGGGATATGTTTTTGATAATGCTTAGGAAATTTAGCAAACTTGGTTGTGACATAGATTGGGTCCTGAACTTTATCACCAATGCGATAACGAAGCAAGGGAGCCATGTCGTCATTGACAACAATCCAGATTGTATCGCAGCCAGCCCAAGCACACTCATAGATGGCGTTTTCGATTAGGCTGTAGTTGGGAGAGACTGGTGTTAAGCATTCGTCCCACTCCATTCCGAAGTCAACTTTGTGACCTGCTACTGGGATTACTCCTGCGAGGTGAAAGTTTTTGTGGTTAAGAAAAGGTTTGTCGTTAAGTTCGTCAGCCGATTTCCTTTTATCTTCATCTTGCATAGTTCCTCTAATGTATATAAACTTTTAATATCTTTTTTGGTCTCTCGCCATCCGTGCTCAATTTTGACCTGTTCGTATCGTGGCTTTCCTTTTTTGTTGTATCCTTTAACGCCGCCATTAATTCCCCGAGCTTTCATCAACTTAAGGCATCGGATTTTCATCACAGGTATTGAGTGGTCCCAGCTATCAATGTCCTCTTCTTTTACACAAGAAATGGCAACGAGATCCTTTGATCCAGCACGAGGCCCTGATCGTTTTGAGGGATAAAATACAAGTCGCTGAGGTGTATCATCAAGCCCTCGGATAACATCGGGACATGCGGTAGAACCAGAGCGAACATCAAACCAATCATAGATCCAACAGTAGCCGCTCTCGCTTGGATCAAGAATTGTAAGTGCTTGGTATTTAACCAAAAATCGCAATCTTTGTGATGTGACGATTGTTACGGTTTTGTTTTTTTCGTCATGTCGGAGTGTTTCAATGATGTCAGGTACAACCATCAATCCTGCCATTCCTAAGACGAAAACCAAGCGATCCCAGATCTCTCCAGCAGTTGGATTTTTATCAAAGAGAAGGTAGTCAAAATTATAAGATTCAGACATATGCTCAACTCCCGATGGCCTCACTGGATTGTGAAGAATTATCGGGAGTTCATTTTTATAAGCATAAATTAGTGATTTGATTGTGCGGCCAATGACCAACTCTGTAAATTGAAGTTCTATGACTTCTCCTTTTTAGTTTTTATCTTGGTTAAAAAGTTTTGTGGTAGTCCTGTTCGTTTCTCATCGGGGAATTGGATATCATAGATGGGTTCATCATAGCAGATCCAATCGTTATATGTATAATTGTTATCGTAGTAAGGATCACTTATTATAATTCCAATTTTCATCTCTGGTTCTTCAAATACGGACATTAGATTGAATGTCTCTAGGTGAACAAGATCTCCCTTCTTATAGATTGGGGCAATCTTCTCATCTTTCACCGGCGAATGCTCCCACAGCTTCCGGCCACAAGCTCTTGCTAATTTCCAGACAGGCTTCTGCGACTTTTTGTATTTCCCATTGCGCACCTTCGTGAGTTCGGAGGCTGATAAACTTAAGAAGATTAGACAAAGAGCAGGTACCGTAGTATTCAGTGTACAGATTTTGCGGTAAAACCATTCGCGCTTGCTCACGACAAACTCCTTCAGTCATTAGTCTATTAAATAGTTTTAAACTTTGCTGAACATGTGTTTGAACGGAATGAGATGCCCTTATTCCCTCACCGAAGTCAGAAAGGTCTGGCTGTATTACAGGATTTATCTCATCTAAATTTGATGCTTGGCGATTCGTTTTGTGTTGGGTTCGAAAAGAGTTAGGGGTATAAAATTGTAAATCTTTGTCCGTGTATCTACGAGAGATTTCGTTATAGGACCATGTACGGTGACGCATATGTTGAGACCTAACAAACATCGGGACAACGAAACGAAAAGTTGCGCCGCAATGTTCGAAGGTTGATGTATGGCGATGTTCAGCAAGGTATTTGATAAGTTTTTTGTCTCTCTTGTCAACATTATCTTTCTTTACTCCGAAAGAGACGCGAGCAGCGTTAACAATTGTTAGGTCTGTACCATATGACTCTACCAAACTAACCGATCCAATATCGTCTCCGTATAAGTAGTGTATTATATTTTTATCTTCGTGGTTCACTTAGTCTCCAATTGTCGCTTATAGCTGATAAAGATTTCGCCTCTTCTCCGACGGGCTTCTATGCCTGTAAGAGGTGGCTTTGGAATATAAATACCTTCGGAAACAGCGGAAAATCTTTTCTGTGGTTGGTGTGCTTGCTTGCCTCGGGCTAATTGTGTAAAGTATGCTTGGTCAAGGTCGCCAAATACAAAATCTGAAAATGTTTGTTTTACCTCGCCGTTTGATGAGATGAAGTAGGCATTACTATCTTCTTCGCCGGGAGGCTTAAAGAAGAATGAGTCTTGATTGAATTTGGCAGCAAGTTCTTTTCCAAGATCTTTAAGGGCCGTGTGGTCAAGCTCTTTGTTGCCACCGCGAGCCATGATAAGAAGAGAGTGTTCTGGGTCTTCTGCGTCTACATGACCGATAACCTTCCCTTCGGCATTTTTAATCTCTTCACGATACCCACCATAGACAGGTGTATAACCAAAGCCAGCAGAGCGAACCAAATCTTTAAGTTCTTGACGATTGGCGATGTTTTTTTCCTCTTGTTCTTGGGCATTGCCGGGTTCGGGATACTCGGGACAAGGTTCACCATAGGGAATACCAAGTTCTGCGTGACAGTCTCTGTCCGAAGTGATAACGATAAATCCGTTGTCCATATACTTTCCTTGGATTCCGGTTATCGTTGTTTCATCAAGACGACGAAGTGAATAAAAATACTTCCCTTCTTGGACAATCATCTTGTCATCAATTGGATTCGCGATGAGCATACTGCTCTCTTGGATTGTTTTGCTAATAGCTTCTTTTAATATCTTTTTTGTTAATTTCACTGTAATCTCCCAAAAACATAGTTTTCTAACACTAAATAGATGGTTTCGCTACCAAAATCAATCTCATGAAGCATCCTTCGTTCCACAACAATCTTCTTATTTTCAACAAAAGGTCCAAACTTTGAGTCTGAGGCAATTGCTTTAACGGTGCAAACAACATACATTGATTGAGGAGGCTTAAACTCAGCAGGCATTATAAGGTTGAGTTCGCCAACGGTGGGTGCTTCTTCTTCTGGTATAACTAATAGGTGTCTATTTTCTGGTATAAAATTCATTTCTTCTCCAAGGGTTTTTATATTATAACATGCTTTCGATGTCTTGTCAAATTTCACAAGAATCATTAGAACAAAACTTTGGTACCTGTCCTGCTTCGTTTGTATCAATGCGCTGAATTGGGATGAGGTCCTTTATCATTTCTTCATACTCTTCTTTTGTTATGGGCTCGTATGGAGCTTGAACATATCCTGTTTCCTGATAACGAAGGAATGAAACTGCTTTAAGTCTTGTCTCATACATCTCCAAAGCATCCTTGATTTGATGTGCTTCGCTGGGCTGAAAGGTAACCGTAATGGAAACCGAGTTATCGGCCCAGTAATGCTGGTATTGTGCCGCAATCTCAAGTTGCTCCCACATAGATACATCTTTTTTTCCTTTCTGAAAGAATGGTTCATGAACGGGGAATTCCACACAGAGTGTATTCGGCGAATATGAATCCTCTTCAATTTTATAACCTGCTTCGCGCAACGATACAATCAATTGCGAATCTTTTGAGAAACGAATCCGACGAATATAATACTCGTCCTCGGGGAAATGGATTCCCGGTGTCGATCCGTTAAGAAGAGACACGGTGCCGGATGGCTTGATTGATGTGGTCCGAACGGAACGCGGGATACATAGCCAGTCCGAGTATTCCTCGTCAAGCTCTTTCACATGCTCATAAGCATTGTCGCACCATTGATACATTACACGACGACCAAACTTATTGAAAGCTTGAACAACTCCGGATTGGGACAATCCGATTCGGCGGTTCTTAAGCATGAGCGCATTGGTCTCGGGCCAGTGAGTGTTAGCTAATGTGACAGTCTTTCCGTAAAGATAGGCGATCTTGAGGGTTTTCAGATAGTCCTCATATGAATCGTGCTTTGCGGGGAAGGTTTCGACAAGGCAGCATAACTCTCCGTCTTCTAATTGTTGCTCAACGCACGGGTTGAAGCCCATGACCTTAAGATCGTCATCGCGATAGCCGTCCTTCATTCGCCCCCTCGTGCGAGCGTTTTCCAGCCAGATATAGCCGGGCTCTCCGTTGGTTTGAGACTGCTCTGCGTGCCAAGTGTAGTCCATTCCAACCTTTGCTTCGAAAGAATTGTTTGAACCCCAGCGATGGTGATAGAGTTTCTTTTCATCATTCTTCATCGTGAGATAATCTTTATCATCAAACTGACCAAGAGCAAGGGCAGCAGAACGACGAACATTCCCTGCGACAACACAACGGCCAATAAGATTTTCAGTATCAACAATGTCCACTGATGTGATGGCTTCTCCAGCTTTCGCTGTATAAAGTTCTTTAAGATCATTGTGTAATTCCTCCAAAGGTCCGTGTCCTGACGCTGTACCCCCGAAACCCTTGATGAGAGAGCCGGGAGGTCTTATGAGAGAGTAATCAAAGTTGGGAATTTTTTTCCCGAGAAAAAATCCGTCGAGAAGAATTCTGACAGAGTTCACCCATCCTTCACGAGAGTCGGGAACTATGTATGTTTCATTTGAATACTGTGCTTCTTTAATGGTAACTGTTCCTGCTCCGAGTGTATCAAAGCCAACGCCAATTCCAACCATAAGAGCGTCCATCATCCAAGCAAAAAGATATCCACCCTTTGCTGATAGTTCTCTTGTTGAGCGGAAAGCACAATTGAATAGACCTGCTCCTGTTCGCTCGTATATGAACTTTGTGCCCATCATCCATAGCCCACGACCCGGAGGGGTCCACTTAAGATTGAAGAGTCTATCATATGCTTCTTTGGCTGTTCTCTGTGCTTTCTGGTCATTCCATTCTAAGCCGAGAGCATGGACATGTCTTTTCTGAATGTCAAACATTCCTTCAATCACACGACGACAAGTTTGATACCACTCTTCGGTACCTTCTGCTCCTTCTGTGAATTCATTCAACCGTCGAGCATAGGTTCGTTTGTAGGTAATATATCCTACTGGTCCCCACGGGACATCTAAATCTTTATAACGATTTACAAAGGTATCTGATAGTCCGAATCTACGGACATTAACCTCACTAATACTAAACATGTATAACTCCTATTTGTTCATTAAATGTGAATATTTATTCTTGATGTGTTCTTTGGCATTCGCGACGGGGTTCGCCCGTTGTTCATGCAACTCATCTTGGTCTTCTAATATTTTTATACAGACATTTGATGTATCCATGAAGAGCGGCAACACTAATCCATCGGGTCCATTTCGGTTCTTCGCAAGAAAGATGCGACCCATATTAGCCTGCTTGTCTTCAATTGTTCGAGATACTGTAAAAATAAAGTCCGCCACAAAACATTTGTTAAATGCTTCTGAAATTGCTTCCATCGTTATGACTTCGGCATTGAGACCTGATCGGTTCGTCTGGGATGCTGTCCAAACAGGACATTCCATAATTTGAGAGATACCGCGAAGGTCTTCATAAATAGTTTCCAACTCGTGTCTTTTCTCATTTTTTGCCTTAATTGGTCGTAATAAATCCGCATAATCAACGATAATCATATCAGGGTGAATACCTCTTTTCTTCAATCGTTCAAGGTGATTCTTGATAGTTTGAGTAGTGGCTGACTTTGTTGGGTATTCTTTTACAATCAAGGCGCCCTCAATATCTTGAATCTGGTCGTAAATTTCTGCCTTGTTTGTCATCAGATCATTTAATGGAATTCCAGTTAAGCAAGAATCATAACGAGAACCGACTGTTGTATCAGCTAACTCTAATGTGTAATGGACAACTGTCTTTCCTAACTTAAGGGCTTGAGTTCCTAAGTGAACCAATACCATTGACTTACCAGCACCCGTGGGAGCGATTACAACACCCATTTCTGATTTGCCTAGTCCGCCTTTACAAAGGTCATCCATTCTTTCCCATCCAGTTGAGACAGGGTTTCTTATTTTTAATTCAAAGCGTCTCTCGAAGTCGGCAAGGTAATCGTGTCCGAAGTTATTGTCGGAGCCAAGCTTAAGAGCATTGTTGATTACTTGTGAAATCTCATCAAATGATGAAGACTTTAGAAGTCCAACAGATTTCATCATGGCTTGCTTAAGAACTTGCTTACGACAGAAATCAATGGCTGTCTCTTTGATATAATCAGCATCATTTACTTTATCAGAGGCAATCACACGAGCATAATAATCTCTTACTTGCTTTTGTACTGCATCATCATATTCAGTGATACCTGATTTAAATATTGTTGCGAGGATTTTATAGGTGGGATGGACATTATACCTGCTGCGGTAATCCATTATGGTCTTGACAAATACCTGAAGATATTTTGTCTCTAAGAAATCAATTGTTAAAACCTCTGTGATTTGGTCGCAGAATGGTCTGTCCTCTAGCATAAGCTGGCAAAGTGAATCTTGGAAACTCTTACCAAACTTAGCAAAGTTGTCTGTTTGTTGTTGCATTATTACTCCGATGTATTATAATTATAATAACATAATAGGAAAAGTATGTCAAGTTATTATTTTTATTGTTATAGTGTTATTTGTTGAAAAAGCCGTTTTTAATAGGGTTTTTAGTTGTTTTTTTATTTGTATGCTTTTCATCTAACTCTGTACGAGGTTACTGAATAATGATTTACTATTTCATTCCAATTTGAATCATAACTATTGTAAATGCCAATAGTGAGCAAAGTATGGTTTTCAGTGTGAACGGGGATTCGCCGAGATAATACCAAGTTAATAAAGGGAAAGTTAGATAAGAAACAGAGAACCCAATAAAGCGCATTGTCCATAATTGCGGAGACCATTCCATGAGAAATCGGGTACCAAAATACCACATTAATGATGTTGGGATAGCAATCATACAACAGATTAGCAAGGACCGTTGTTTCCACCATTCAGATATGAATTGAAGATTCGATCCATACCAAGCTAGTGTGTGTCCGATTATAAAAAAGAAAAGCCCATAGAAGAAAGCTTTACTCATCCACCACCTCAAAGGTAAGTTTGGTCTTGGCGTCTGGGTCACATTTAAAACCATTTATTTGAGCACTGTTCTCCCAATCTACTTCAGTCACCTGATTGAGAGGTATATCAATAATCCGCAAATCGTGTTTGTCAAATAAGGTCATCTCTGTTGAAAAAACTCGTGGATAAGTTACCACTGCTTTCACATTGATGGAGGTTGTTTGTAATGGGACTTCAGTACATGACCATTCCCAACTATAGTCGTGAACACCGGTATCTTCAAAGGATGGAGTCATTGTTGTACAAGCAGAAATAATTGCGTAAAAGTAAGTGTTCATGGTAAACCTCCCAGTTTATTATAAGTATGAGCAAAGACGACGAAACGACCCAAAAAGATCATCAAATCTGTAAGCACCGAAGCCATCGGTTATCATCATCATTTTTATTGTGCTGATATTTACTTCGGGCTCGTGGTGTTGGACATTATATAGTAGCTTTTCTCTATTAATCGGAGATATCTTTGGAGAATATAATTGCATGATTAAATAGTTCTGATGAATTACATCTCGCTTATCAATAATCTTATTATGACAAGACAATTTCTTTTCAACTTTTTGACAATGTTCTACTAACGATTGAACGGTTTGGTCTTCGGGTTCTCTCATAAATTCTAATCGCTTCTTTATTGTTCCAAGACCGACTCGACCAATGCCTTTAATATTATCGGAAGGGTCTCCGGCAATCGCTCGGGCAAGAGCAAAGTTGTTGGGGTGTATCCCGAACTCTTCCACAAGTGTCTCTGTTGTGACCATTTTATCTTGAATAGGGCGATAGATTGAGGTTTCGTCGTCTGCCAGTTGGTAGAAGTCCTTATCGCTTGAAATAATGGTTTTCTTCCATCCTTCGTAATGTTTTGACCTACAAAGCAGTGCCACTAAATCGTCGGCTTCTGTGTTATCAATTACAACTTGGATGACTGGCATCTCGTTGAGATACTCCAAGAGCCTATAATATTGATATGCTTTGTTCTCGGCTTGTGCCTCTGGTGATAACTCGTACATTCGTCGGTTGAATCGGAGCGGGGCTCTGCCTTGTTTATAATCTTTATTTTGTGCTCTCCGTCGTTGGCTTCCGCCTTGGCCGTCCCAACAGATAACAACTTCGTCTGGCTGGAAGGTGCGGACCATCTTTTGGAGAGACTTGAGAAACCCCATGCATCCGCCGATGGGTCGGCCCTTGGGGTCAAGTGCGGGGACTACCACATAGCTCCGGAGGAACATATTTAAGCCGTCAATTAAAATTACTTCTTTCATTCTATCTCCTTTTTATACATATAATATAACACGATGAGGAGTGTTGTCAAGTTTTATTTTCTTTCATTATGTCTCCGTAGTTCTTCGTCCTTATCTTTGCAGGACCAGTCAATAAAAACAATCCAAGCGACGGCTGTAAGACTATACAAGCATACCAAGTAAACCATAACATGTTTAATGTTGAACAGGGTTTCGGGCTCAAGTAATAATTCTTCCATCTATATGAATTATGTTTATAATATAACAAAACCCCTGACATTTGTCAAGGGTTTAATAAAAAAAACTTAAAAATAGATTATAGAAATTATTTTTCTGCTTCTATCGTCTCTTTTACTAGTGAAGAAATATCTTTCTTTAATTGTCTTAAGGCTTTGCGGGTTCGAACACCAGCAGATTTATTACCAGCAACATTCTTTCTAATATTTTCTTCGATAGAACCAAGTAAAGTTTTTAATTGTTCGTATTGTTCTAAAATGGGGCTTTCCATAATATTCTCCTTTTTTGGTACTATTAAATAGGTTTTCAAACAGGTTTTGTCTTTTTTGGGGGAAGTTTAACTAATTCTAATTCTTCTAAAAAGGCCCAGTGTATTGAAAACTTCTCTTTATTCCACAAAGCAATTATCTTTTTGTGTCCAATGGTAACACGATCTGTAAGAGTGTACTCAAAATCTGGATATTCTTTAAAACAAACAACTGATCCAAGCGGCCATAATGTTCTTGCCATGATTTCTCCTTTGATTAAATAGTATACAAAACCGCCACCCGAAGGTGGCGGCAAGGAGTAAATTATGGTTCAGAGGGAAGATCAATGTCTATATCAGACCCATCGTCTTCATATTTATCGATAATCTCTTTGTCCATAATGTCATACACAATCTTTCTAAACTTCGGATCTTGAAGCTGTTCTATCCACTTAGCTGCTTGGAATTTATACTCTTTGCCTTTCTCATCGCAAATAGTATACCAAGCTCCAGATCTCTTCATACGATCCGTTCCAGATAACTTTATTGCCTCAAACCAAGATTCCTCATCTTGGATTCCTACATCGTCTCCCCATAGGATTTTAAAGGTACAAGTTCTACCGTAGGTTCCAAAGCGAGACTTCTCAATCTTTGCTTTGGTCTCCGAGCCAACACGAAAACCTTTGTCGTTTTCAACATAGGACGCCTTGGCCTTTCGGCGAGTTAACCAGATTCTCAAAGAACAAAAATATTCTATTGCTTTACCACCGGGAGCAATGAAGGGAGTAGTCATTGCTTCGGCCATGTTGTTTGTAATATTTGTCTTGAGTTGGTTGATCAAAACAACTGCTGATTTTGTATTAGCAATTGGAATGGTCAACTTGGGGAATGCCTTAGCAAAGATACGGGGCTTTACAGCCATTGAAGACTGTGGGTTAAAGTCTCCTTCAATATCTTTCTCTGCGGCTGTCGCAGCAATACTATCCCAAATAAACAGAAATTGATTTTCTGGGAAGTTAGCCAAGAGAGACTCTATTTGTTCTAGAGTCTTCTCAACTGATACTGCTTGGACATAAAGCAAGTCCTTTAAATTGATTCCAGAACGCTCAAGGAACGAGGGATCAATTGAGGACTCGGCATCAAAATATACAAC